ATTTCCAGTTAGCGAGTCAAAATGCGGTAGAAAACCATGAATAAAAAGCGAGTCACCGAAATTTAGAAAACCAGATTGAAGAAGCGAGTCAAAATGCGGTAGAAAACCATGAATAAAAAGCGAGTCACATTTATGTAGAAAACCACATAGTGTTAGCGAGTCAACATACTCAAGAAAACCAGAGGCGGTAAGCGAGTCAATCAGAATTAGAAAACCACCTTAATGAAGCGAGTCACAAATCGGTAGAAAACCATGATTAGAAAGCGAGTCATCAATAACGAGAAACCCTAGGCAAAAAAGCGAGTCAACGGAGGATAGACAACCAAGTAATCAAAACGAGCCATTGCGACTGTAGAAAACCAAAGCAAAAGAGCGAACTAAACATAACGCGCAGGTGAGGTAACTATGTGAGTATAAGAGACGTAATCATATACAGGGTTTCAGTAGATTCTGATACTTCTAATATCAATATACGTTGTTTAGGTAATAACTGGCTTGACAAAACAATAGAGGGTAGTTATGCTTCAATAAACCTAATCCCCGATAAGGTTAGGGAGAAGCTAGAGATGCTATCGATATTGCAACCAAGCATGGATGATGTTCTTGAGGGCGTAGGGAAGCGCCTCCAACATGATGTATATTGGGTATATCTCTAACAATTAATTAGGCGCAGGAATTAGGATAGTCACGTGACTATCCTGAGACCTGTTCCGAGAAAACACAAGGCTAGGTTATGGATGCTGTAGAGGAAAGATTGTTGGTAGCGGAAAGACTGAAACAGAAGAGAAAACAGGTAGACTTTACTGTTGTTGGTAAACATGACCGCGAAGTTTTAAGACGTAGGATTAGTGATACTTGGTTACGTAGGAGTATAGTGCGTGAAGATACGCACATAGGTTGCCCATGAAAACAAAAATCCAAAGTTACCACACGTGCTATGTCGATAGAGAAAACAGTAAGCCCACATATTTAGTGGAAAGAAAAAAGAAACTAGATACTATTATAAGAAGCGATGCGTGGTTACGCAGGGGTATAGTGAGTGGAAATAAAGATAGAAGTAAGCATAGACAATCAAGAGATAGTTGATTTGCTAGAAGAGATTATTAATTTACTAGAGGATGTTGCGTATGACTACGCCAGAGAGGAAAGTCAAGAAACAAGCGATGGAGTTTCTTAAAGCTATGGGGGCATATTGGTTCTACCCAGTAACAGGTGGATACGGTAAGTCTGGTGTGCCAGACATAGTGGGGTGTTGGAGAGGTCAATTCTTTGGTATTGAATGTAAGGCAGGGAGAAATAAGCCAACCGCATTGCAACTCAAGAATTTAAAAGAGATTCAAGATGCAGGGGGCGTTGCCCTTATTGTCAATGAAGGTAATGTAAAACAATTGCCCGAAATGCTAGAGGGTATTGAAAAAGTTCCAGAGGACCACTGGAGTAATAAAATTGATACTTCAGATTGGGAGCAACTAGAATTTGATTTTGGAGAAAAGGATGGCAGATGAGATGACTGAAGAGGTCTGTGAAGATAAAGAATATGACGAACGCCTTGATCTCTTACAGAAAGAGATAGATGAACTTGTGATGCGGCATAGCAAACAGGTACCAACACATGAGATTATTTTTACGTTGGTGACGGTTGCAAGTGAAATTGCGTATGCCTGTGCGCCTAATCATAAGGTAGCGCATGAAACAATTAAGGCAGGGATAAAGACGGGTTTTGAAATGAGTTTAGATGACATGATAACAAAAGGGACTTTGCACTGATGACAAACAAAAGTGACGGTAGCACTGCGTCTTACTATCAATTACCCGAACACGCAACTGAACTCCAACACCTGATTAGCCATAAGGACATGAATGCACAGATCGGTGAGATATTCAGATCGTGCTACCGCTATGGTGAAGCAAGTCATAGTGACAAGTTACGTGATGCCAAGAAGATTAAGTTCTACATTGATGCTGAGATAGAAAGGTTGGAGCGATGAACCTCATCACTTTGGACTTTGAAACTTTTTACAGCAGGGATTATTCTCTCAAGAAGTTAACCACAGAAGAGTATATACGTGACCCACGCTTTGAAGTGATAGGCGTAGGTTTAAAGGTAAACGACGAAGATACGGAGTGGGCCAGTGGAACACAAGAACAGCTACGTGACTATCTACAGTCTTTCGATTGGGAAAACTCTGCTCTCCTCGCCCATAACACTCGGTTTGACGGTGCTATACTCAATTGGATTTTTGATGTTCGTCCTCGTATCTACCTTGATACTATGTGTGTTGCTAATGCACGACACGGTGTCGAACATAGTGCATCACTGGCGGCACTGGCAGAGAAACATAAACTCGGTGCAAAAGGTACAGAGGTAACTGATGCGCTCAACATGAGACGTATTGATTTCTCTGAAGCTGAATTGAGTAGATATGGTGACTACTGTGTTAACGATGTCGAACTAACATACGAGTTGTTCCAACGTCTTAGTAAGAAGTTTCCTCAGAAAGAACTACGTCTGATTGACCTGACTCTACGGATGTTTATCGAACCTGTACTAGAACTTGATCTGCTTCTACTTGAACAACACTTGGAAGAGATACGTGACCAGAAAGAGGATTTGCTTTTAAAGTGTGGTGTTAGCAAAGAAGATTTGATGAGTAACCCGAAGTTTGCCGAAGCCTTACAGGTTCTTGGTGTAGAGCCACCAAAAAAGATGAGTCTTACGACAGGCAAAGAAACATTTGCTTTTGCTAAAACGGATGAAGGATTCAAAGCTCTATTAGAACATGAGGATGAAAAAGTACAAATACTTAGTGCGGCTCGCATAGGGAATAAGAGTACCTTGGAGGAGACACGTACACAGCGTTTCATAGAGATAGCCAAGCGCGGTAGTTTCCCAGTGCCACTCAAATATTATGCCGCACATACAGGCAGATGGGGTGGTGTAGACAAGATTAACTTACAGAATTTACCTAGCAGAGGGTCAAAGAAACTGAAGGACAGCATTATTGCGCCCGAAGGTTACAGCCTTATAGACTGTGACTCATCTCAGATCGAAGCTAGAGTGCTTGCTTGGTTGGCAGGGCAAGATGACCTTGTAGAATCTTTTGCCAACCGTGAGGATGTATACGTGAAAATGGCATCGGCTATATACAATGTGCCAGAAGAAGACATCACTAAAGATCAGCGGTTTGTAGGTAAGACTACGATCCTTGGATGTGGGTATGGAATGGGTGCTGATAGATTCAAAGACCAACTTGCGACTTTCGGATTTGATATTGACCTCCATGAAGCCAAGCGCATCATAAAGATTTACAGGCAGACGAACGATAAAGTATTTAACCTATGGCGCAGAGGTCAGGATAGCCTCAAGGATATGGCAAACAAAACCAAAGGCGCTTTTGGTATCGATGATATATTGAAATACTTAGGCGATCCGGTGGCAGCCATTACATTACCATCGGGTGTACCTATACGATACACTGATTTACAGGCTCAACAGACAGAGTATGGGTATGAATACAACTACGCCTCTCGTAGAGGTCGCACCAAGATATACGGTGGTAAGTTGATAGAGAATGTATGTCAAGCACTAGCCCGATGCATTATAGGCGAACAGATCATAGCAGTGTCGGGTAAGTATAAAGTGGTTTTAACTGTACACGATTCTATTATATGCTGTGTATTAGATGATGAACTACAGGAAGCAACTCAGTTTATAGAGTCCTGTATGCGTACACCCCCTCAGTGGGCAAACGGTATACCTCTTGATTGTGAAAGCGGCAAGGGGAAAACATACGGAGCATGTGGCTAGGAGGAGTTATGCCTTACAAGAACAAAGCAGATCGTAAATCGCCCAAGAACCCCAAAGTGGGAACTGAGGGGCATCGTAAAAGAATGGAACGGCAACGTGCCAGACGTGCGTTAGATAAGAAAGGTAAAGATGCTAACAAAGATGGTAGGGCTGATAAGCGTGAAGGGAAAGATGTCGGGCATAAGAAAGCACTGAGCCGTGGCGGTAGTAACAAGGATGGTGTGCGAGTGGAAAACAGGTCATCCAATCGTAGTAAAAACTTAAAGAAGAGAAAGACATGAAACCGTTCTGTTATCGCGCAAAGATACTCAGGGTGGTAGATGGCGATACCATCGATGTGAACTTGGATCTGGGCTTTGACATATGGCACAAAACACGGGTCAGACTCGCAGGTATTGATACTCCAGAAAGTAGGACACGTAACAAAGCAGAGAAGGCTTTAGGTAAGGCCGCTACTATTAAACTCAGGTTGTTATGTGGAGAGAAGATATTATTGGAGTCGTTGGGTAAGGGAAAGTATGGGAGAGTGCTTGGTATCCCTTACACGATAGACGGAAAAAATATTTGTTCGATTTTAATAAAGGAAGGCCATGCCGTGGAATATTGGGGTGGCAAAAAAACCAAAGTATGGGCGTAGACGGTGCTCAGATCCGTCTTAAAATAATACAGTTCCCTCGCTCTCCATGAGGCATATGCATATTCACTGTATAAAATCTGGGAAGTCCAAGGGGTTTTATTCCTTTTTCCCCATGAATGCTGACGTAGCTCCATCAGTGGACGAAGCGGAGCTTTACTTACAGGTATATTCATGCACAAACCTTTTGAACACCAGAAAGCGACATCTAGATTTTTAGTTCAGAACAAAAAAGCATTTTGTTTTAACGAGCAGGGTACAGGTAAAACTGCGTCTGCAATCTGGGCTTGTGAGTTACTTTTCTCAAAGAACATCATCGACAAAGTTCTTGTCATTTGCCCTTTATCTATCATGGAGTCTGCATGGGTAGAGGACATCAATAAGTTTGTCCCACATAGAAGTACAGGTGTTGCACACGGAACTCCGACGGCCCGCAAAGCTGTGTTAGAAAAAGGTGCTGACTACACAATAATAAATTACGCAGGGGTGGAGATCTTAGAAGATAACTTACGCGACTATAAAATGATTATTGTAGATGAGGCTACACATTATAAAAATGCCAGAACAAAACGTTGGAAAGCACTTAATCGCATAGTCAAGAAAGATACTTGGTTGTGGTTGATGACAGGAACGCCAGCCGCACAGGGGCCATTAGATGCTTATGGTTTAGCCAAACTTGTCAATCCGATCTCTGTGCCACGAGCGTTCAGCGTATTCCGCGATAAGATAATGTACAGGGTTACAAACTTTAAATGGATTCCAAGACCTATGGCTACCCAGCATGTGTTCGACATATTACAGCCAGCGATACGGTTCAGTAAAGAAGAGTGCCTTGATTTACCGCCCATGATATATACACGTAGGGCAGTGGAACTCAGTCGGCAACAGAAAAAATACTATAAGTTATTGCTCAAGGAGATGATGTTTAGGGCAGACGGTGAAGAGATAACAGCAGTAAACGCGGCATCGTGCCTAAACAAATTACTGCAAATATCAGCAGGGGTGGTGTACTCTACGGAGAAAGCGTCACTTGAGTTTGATATAGACTATCGATACAAAGTGTTACGTGAGGTCATCGATGAGTCTAGTAAGAAAGTCTTGATCTTTGTACCGTTTAGAAACTCGATTGATTTAATAACCATGAAGCTACGCGGGGATGGTATACCTACGGAAGTTATACACGGAGGTGTACCTGTGACTAAACGCAGTGAGATATTCAAGAACTTTCAGACCACTGATGACCCACGGGTGCTTGTGATACAACCTCAGTCTGCGGCACACGGGGTAACATTGACTGCGGCTAATACTGTGGTGTGGTGGTCACCGACTAGTTCTTTGGAAACATATGCTCAAGCAAACGCACGTGTACATCGGGCAGGGCAAGACCATAAATGCACCGTGATTCAACTGCAAGGGTCTGGTGTTGAGAAGCGGTACTGGGCACTATTAGATAGTAAAACTGATGTTCACACAAAAATCATAGATCTTTACAACGAAATGATTGACTAAAGTAGAATAAACCAGTAAAGTTTACATTTAAACACTGTTTATAGGAAGGATAGTGAAAGATGGATAGCGCATATGTACCGTTAGATGACGTGGCAAAATACTTTGGGGTCTCGCTTTCGACAGCACGTTTGTGGTTGCGAGATGGTTTGTTCCCATCGGACTCTTACATTGAGGTTGGTAATACCCGAAGGTTTAGGATTAAACCGATAGAGAGAGCCTTGTTCCCACAGAAAGACGTGGAAGTAGAAGAAGACTTTTTTACTGAGGATATGTAGTGCTAATTGAAGATCTAAGCAATGAGGAATATCATAAGCATGAGGCTATTAGTAGCTCTGCTGTAAAAACCGTGCATTTAAAATCTCTTTTACATTGGAAGAAATCTATTTATAAAGAGAACGCGGCCTTTGATATTGGCACTGCTGTACATGCTTTTTTACTTGAACCTGATAAAGATCTGGTCATGTGTGGGCCAGAGACTAGGCGCGGTAAAGCATGGTCTGAAGCAAAAGAAGAAGCAGACTTGGAAGGTAAAACATTACTTACCAAGGATGATTACAATACATGTGTTGCGATGACAGATAGTGTTATGCGTAACGAACTGGCTGAAGAATTGTTAGTGGATGAATGTGGTTTAACTGAGGTAAGTATATTCTCCCAAGACCCTGATACAGGTTTACAATTAAAAGCCAGACCCGATTTATTTATACCTGAGAAAGGTATAATGTTAGATGTAAAAACCACTCGTGATGCAAGTCCTAAACAGGGTGGGTTTGAGAGACAATTCTTTAGTCTTGGCTATCACGTTCAAGCGGCTTTTTATAAACACGTGCTTGAATTGGATGGCTACCCGATTGAAGAGTTTGCTTTTCTGGCAGTAGAAAAGGAGTATCCTTATGCTGTTCAGATGCACTATCTGCACAAAGATGTTCTTAATTTTGGATTATTACAGGTTAGGGACACCCTAGAGCAGATTAAAGATGTGGAGGGCAAAGATGTGAATTTTACAGGTTGGCCTTCACGTAACTTAATACTTCTTCCGAAATGGATGAAAGCGACCGAAAGGATGGATGACATGACAGATTTTACCATTACAGATGTAGAGGCCCAATGGCCTAAAATTAACCGCCCCTATCGATTTGATACGACTGAAAGGCGTTCAGTGCCTTGTGAACCTTTTGATGATGGCGCGGCTTACACTATGGATTTTAAAATGGACAAAACTCAAGCAAAAGAGTTGTTCATGGGTATGGCTGAGTCATACAAAGAAGCACGTGAGGACAACTGGCCTAAGAGTTTTGAGCCGCCTTTTGGGGAGCCTGATGAGGATGGGCTTTATAAAGGTAAAGTAAAGTTGAAGGCGGCTTTTGGTAAAGAAGCTACTAGAAAGCCTTCACAGTATGACGCTGAAGGTAATAAATTACCTGACGATTTTCTTTTAACCACTGGCAGTACAGTCAACATTGCGGTGCAGTTCATACCCTATCACACG